CTCCTAATATTAAGCAAGTTTATGTGTATGCCGAACCATTCGCACATACTACTATTATATATATGTGTATGAATTTCTAAATTTCAACCCCTAGAGTAAAAAAAATGCCAACAAAATTTAAACCAAGCGAAGTACTAGTTGATAGAGCAACAAAGAAAAGAAGTATAAAACATCATTATATAAAACAGATAAGTCAAGATGAATTGTTTAAAACATTAAACAACGAATCTACCTCAAAAAAATTAAAACAAAAAGTTCGCCACGAACTAAGACGTAGGGGCGTAAAAATAGTTACAACAAGAAAAACAGAAGGCATCTGTTAACCTTCAATCCCAAAAGAATAAGTCACTCTTGATTGTAATGGCGTTATCTTGTGGTCAGTACCTCTAGGTATATAAACAACATCGCCTGGTATCATAACTTTATCTATTTCTTCTACTACTAACTTAATACGACCTTTTACTTGTAGCAATAAAACGTCCATATTATCTCTGTGTAATGGATAACTTTCATGTTTACCAAAACCCATGAATGCAATATTTGTAATTGTTTTGTTTGGACAAAGGTCTTGCAATAAAGAGATAATTGTTTTTACGATAGATTTAACTGAACTTCTTTTATGTAAATCATTTAACATGATTCTATTTTTATTAGGTTCTCTTTTAATTAAATCATCAGGGTGACTATCAATCATGTTAACGATTGTAGTCCAGTTTTGATTGATTAACTCTGGGTCAATACTTGTTTCGAAAACACGATTACTTTGTATTGCCGATGTTATATTTTGGGCAAAGTTCCCATTCATTTTTTTCTTTAAAAGGTATTATTTTAATTTGCTTTAGAGAACTGCATTCTTTTACTTGTTCTGCATTTTGTATTTCTACTAATCCCCAATCACTTAATAAAGTTGCAATTGTATTTCTACGTTCTAAATCTGATTGTTCTAAATTAGATTTCTTTCCATCTAACATAAACAATTCTTTAAAGTGTACTATAAAGTATCTACCTTGTTTGTGTAATATATGACACGATTGAAATAATTTATTTTCTTTTCTTGATGCAACACCGATACGTGTTAATGTTTCTCTGACTTTTAAAAAGTCATCTGGTTCTGCGATTGTTACTTCTAACATATCTGCAGGTTTCCAAGTTACTGTATTACTTTCTTCCACCTTTACTCACCTTCTTTCTTAATACATCTATTTGTTGTGGAGTAAGGAGTTGAATAACTTGTCTTGCTTTTTCATTGCTATATCCATAGTATTCTTTAACCACATCAACGTCATGTTCTATTTCTGGTTTAATCCATTTACTAAACCTTTTTCTCTTTCTAATTGTATTTATAAGAAATGCGAATTGTAGACGTGATTCTAAGTGTCCATACCTATTCATTTCATTTGCAAGAGCAACAGTATCAGGAAAATAAGACAATGACCTATTAATAACAAAAGGTACATATGCTTTTTCTGTTTCTTCATCGACCATGATATTTCTTTTACCATAGTTAATTTCGTTTAAATATTTAAATGGATTCATTATTTTTTAAAAGTTCATTACCACACATATTCTACCATCTAGTGAAGGTTCAACACCATGTATTAAATTAGCATTAAACATTACAAATAAATTGTCTTTAGGTTCTATTGTAACACCTTCATCTGGAAAAATTAAATTACCCGATTCATCACCAACTTTTAAATAGTATATTGCACTCATCTTAGTATCATTTACATCATGGTGATGAAACTTACAACCTTGACCATCTGTATAGTTTATACTCCACATTTCTATACTTTTCATCTTAGCATGTTTCTCAATTTCTTGTTTCATTATAGACCAAGAAAGTGGTACTTCTTTTCCATTACATTTTTCACGTTCAAAATCTGGTTCCCATATTTCACCACCAAGTAATCTAGTAATATCTGTGCCTGTTCTTGACTGGTCACGATGGGCATTTTCTTGAATATGTTCTATAATCAAGTCTTTGTTTCTTATTTCAAGTTTACTTAAACTCAACATTCGCCATAATCTCTGTTAGACATGCTACCATATTTAATTCATGGTCAGCAACAAATGAATTCTTGTATTGATAATCAGCAAGTATAATTACAAGTTGTGGTATACTTTCTGGTTTGACATTTTCATTCATTGAATCATAAACACCACGAATGATTGCTACTGGGTCAATATCAATATTGTTTACAACCCAAGTTCGCATACGTTTAAAGTCTTTTGCTTTTAAGGCAGGATATAAATCGTTAAAACTATCGTCTTGTTTTATTAAGACTTCTGCATCAATTGTGCCACCAATAGAATTACGTTGACACTCATTTAAAACTCTACGCCAATCTGGTGCATGTTTACTAATAAGTTCTGCAATTACATCTTTATTATATTTAACATTTTCTTGAGTAAGAATATCTTCAAGACGTTTCATAAACTGCATACACAACTGTGCCATAGTTTTCTTATCAGTATTAAATTCATAAACACCACATCTTGAATGTAGTGGTTCAATCACACGATTCTTAAAGTTACATGTAAGAATGAATCTACAGTTTTGAGAAAACTCTTCGATGAAACCACGAAGTGCTGGTTGTGTTGATTGTGGATTTAAATAATCTGCTTCATCTAGTATGACTACTTTGTAACCACCCTGTAATGAAATAGAAGATGCAAACTGTTTTATCTTACCACGAAGAGTATCGATATTACCTTCTTCTGACCCATTGATAACAATGTAATCAAGTTCAAGTTGTTCACATATTGCTTTTGCTACAGTAGTTTTACCTAGACCAGCAGAACCAGTGAATAACATATTTGGTATTTCACCAGATTCAACAATCTTAGTAAATGTATCTTTTAGTTGTTTTTGAAGTATTGTCTGTTCGACAGTTTTTGGTCTATACTTCTCGACCCATAGGAAATCATCATTCATAATATAAAGTTCAAAGGTGAGAGTTGTAAGAAAGCGTTGTGTATAATATTACTGTGACACCTAGCAATGTGCTTACAACTCTCGAAATTAAAAAGAGTATTATAACAGGTCTAACTAGACTTGTCAAGACCTTGTTGAGATTGAAATTGTTCGCACAATTGTATAATCTGAGTTGCTTGGTCTCTAAGTTGACCAATAGTAGTCAACTCTTCTCCTTTAAAACCACCTCTTTGTACTACTGTATCAATAACTGCTACTGTTGAACGAGCAACTCTATTTGATACTTCATATATTTGTGAGTGGTCATCTGCCTTTTTTTCTGGTACTGGTTTTGCCATGTTACGCTCCGTATGTTGAAGATTTCTCAAGTGCAATAAAATATTCTATGTCACTTTGAGTACTTGTAAATTGTGAAATTAATTTTGAAGAGATTGCTACATGAAAGTCTTCATCAATAACTTTTAAATTATTCACATTCATTATAAAGTTGAATTTCGCACCTTCGGGGTATGAACCTTCAACATCAATACTAAACAAATTCGAAGTTGCATTTTGACTATCAGTAATTGATAATCTTACTGCGCCTTGTGTATCAGATATAGATAATTCACTATGCCCTAAAACACCAGATGCTTTTCTAACTTTCGAAAGTGTATCACTATCTAGTGTAAAATTAACTTCTGCTTCTGGCATAGTTACATCTTTACCAGATGAAGTTAACATGTCTGGGTCACTATAGTAATACTTTACTGCAGAACGACCAGTTTTGTCACCGATAGTTACATAATCTGATTCAAATGAAAGATTCGCACTATCTACTAAATCTAAAACATTTAAGAATTCACTTAAATCATATATACCAAACCCTTGTGGGAATGATTCCTGAATTGTTGCCGATGAAAGAACATTTCTTGCTACAGAAATAGTCTTTATTTGATTACCCGATTCAACAACGATGTTCGGGTTAATAGTTGCATAATTTCTTAATACACCTATCGTTTGGTCACTTAGTTCCATGATATACTCCTATCTAATTTTACTAAAGTTCTTATCTTTGATAAACTCAATCTTTCTATCAAAGATTGAATCTTCAAGTTCTCCCTTATGGGATATTACAAATACTTTTGTATCTTCCTGCAAAGTATACAGTATTTTCATTAAATTGTCAACCCCTTCCATATCTAAAGATGAATCAAATGTTTCATCAAGTACTAGAAGATTAGTTGCAACACTATTTTTCATCTTAGCAATTTGTCGCCAAGTAAATAATAATGACAGGTCAATTCTTTGTTTTTCACCTTCTGAAAAAGAATCATAAGTAAAAGCATCACGATGGCGAGAACGAATAGTCTCTACGAAACTTTCGTCTAAGTCAAAGTGAACAAAGAAATCTAATGTCTGTAAATATTGATTAGTCAATTTATTTATTACAGGTAAATATTGTTTTATAATTTTTGATTTGATACCAGTATCTCTAAGTAGTTCACTACTTACTTGATTGTAAGAGAACTGCTCATTTAATTTATACTTTTCATCTTGGTGTTTTTCTTTTTCTTTTCTATACTCTTCGAGGTCTGCATTCGCATCTGATAAATCACCGCTTGATTCTATTTGAGATTCTATTTCTCCTTTTAATGCATCAATTACTTTATTTAACTTAGCAATAGTTTTATTATTACCTGATACCTCGGCATTATATCTTTTACAATCATCAACAGTATCTTGAAATAATTGAATTGCTTTTTCATAATTCTCTCTTTCTTTATCTGCTTTGCTTATACCAACTTCTAAATCTTTTACTCTTTTACTAGTAACTTTTAGTTTCTCTTGTTTTAATACTGAGTCTATCTCTTGACTACATGTAGGACACTCATCATTTTCTGTAAAGAACTTATGTTCTTTTTTAGTTGCTTTATGTTGTGCAACGATAGTTGAAAGTGTTGCTTCAAATTTTGCTTTTACTTTTTGAATTGCATCTATTTTTTCTAGTGCTGGTTCAAATGATTGTGCTACATTATCAAGTAATGCTGTATTTCTATCGTTCAACACTCTAATATCTTCTTGAGTTGTAACAATCATGTCTTCTTTTTCTTTTCTAAATTGAGCATTTACGTTGGCAATATCTCTAAGGTATTTCTTTTGAGCATTTATTTTTGAGTCAACTAAATGAATATCGTTTTGATTCTGAGTAATATTATCTTTAAGTAATGATATCTTTTCTTTTAGAATTTGATTCATAACAGAAAACATATTAATATCAAGTAGGTCTTCGATTACACTTCTTCGCTGTTGTGAGGATAACTGCATAAAAGGTATAAAACTCGAAGACCCAAGAACCACAATTTGATGAAACGATTTGTGATTTAATTTTAAAATATTTTTTTCTAACATTGCCTGATAATCTGTGACATGAGAATTTTGATTTGCCATGTTACCATCTATCCAAACTTCAAACTTATTAGGTTTAATTGTTCTAACTAATTTAAATTGTTTTTTACCAATTCTAAATTCTACTTCAACTACACTACCTTTCTGATTAACAGAATTAACTAATTGCATTTTAGATATCTTTCTATGTGGTTTACCAAACAATCCAAAAGATAGTGCATCTAACATTGTTGATTTACCTGCACCATTTTGTCCTACTACTAAAGTAGTTGGTGCTTTTTCAAAATCTATTTCTGTAAAGTTATTACCAGTACTAAGAAAGTTCTTGTACCTCAATTTCTCAAAATGTATCATAAATTATATTGTTTCTTTATTTCTTCTGGTATTGGTTCGTGAAAAGGAATACTATTCATAGTTCTCACTTTCATTTGTAGAATTAAGTTTCTGTTTTTTTCTATCGTATTTTGTTTTGTCTTTATGTGTAACAGGTTTATGAAACTTGTCCATATTCTTTTTAACTGGGTCTTTTTTACCATTCTGATTTCTCATTGTATTTCAATATTCTGTGCCTCAGTCATCAAAGATGATATTTCTCTTTTGATTCTATTTTTATCCAAATCAGTTTGCACCGAATCAATGTAATTATACACTACTGTTTCAGTATTGTCAATGTTTATTTCACCATCATTTACATTTTCTCCAATAAATTCAGAAAAGTCTTCTGCTATTTTTAGTTCATGTATTTTTTGATTCTGTATTCTATCAACGAATCTTTCGAACTTATAAGTATCACCTTTGTTAACTACAATTAATTTAACAAACTTATTATCTAAGTATCTTAAATCTTGAAACTCATTCATTTTTTCGTGGTCATAATATATCTTTTCAAAGATAGTGTTTGGATTTAGTATTGCTTCTATTTCTCTTGTATCAGTATCAAGAACATGAAAATACTTTTTATCACCACAATCATTCCAGAAGAACTCCATCTGTGCGCCTAAGTAATGTACATTACCTTGAGAAGACTTAGCATGAAAGTGTCCAGTCAATACCATTTCGAATCTATCGAATAGACTTCTGTCCATACCATCATGTGCTGGCATACCTCGATACATGTCAAACCCAATCAACTCTAAATGGGCACCAATAATAGATGCATTACAATTGTTAATAAACTCTAGTGATTCTTTTTCATTATCGTCTGCAATCCATGGCACTAAACCTATCTTTAACTTATCGTACTCCATTACCATAGGTTTTTGAATAATGTTTACTTCATTCATATAATGACCTTGCAGTTCTTTCAACGAGTTTAATTCATTCGTGTTTTTAAAATAAGTGTCATGATTACCTAGAATGATATCCATAGTCATACCATATTCTCTTAATTTCTCTAGAAATATTTTACGATTATGATTTAAACATTTAAAATTAACTGTCTTACGATTATCATAGTAATCACCTAGATGTAATATTCTTGTAATACCATTTTCTATTAGATATGGAAAGAATACGTCACGATAAAATAACTCTTGATAATCCATAAAGATATCAGAAGAATTACGAATACCGCAGTGGGTATCGTTTAAGATAGCAATTTTCATTGAATGTTCCTCACAATTGTTTAGTATTATATAGACTTCAACAACTTTTGTCAACCAT